ATATGCCATTTTGACATCTTCTGGCGTATAATGTTTTCTGACAATAGTTTCTGCTAAATCCCACGCATTGTCATTTAACTCAATTTGATCTGCTTTGAGTTCATCATACTTTGTTTTCTCTTGTGTCGGTTCTTGTTCCAAGTGTACTCTCATTCTATTAGCAATCTTGTTTCGGTACTCTTGGTTTAATCGTATTCTTGACATTGTGTCCTTTCTGTTAATTAGATTTAATTTATCACTTGACAAATCCTTTGTCAAGTATTATATAGGATTAATCAGATTTTAGAAGAATTAGCTATACACCCTAATCTCTGATTGGGACAACTTCTGGTTGTGTTGGCTAGATAGTAATAACTTGATGCACACCACTTTCAGAACTGATCCCTGATCAGTATTATTACTGGCCTAAGGCACATGCAACCGGGCTGGGAAGAGTACTGATCTGGGATCAGATGTTGTAGCTGTGGGTATAAACCACTATAGTTCAGGTCGCGATTCCGATTCGGAATGGGAAAGTATCTGGTACCAGAAAAATCCTCGCCTGCGCAGGACAACAACTGATCCCTGATCCATTGGTGATGCGGCTTCTTAAATCGTATGCGATCCGATGGATCTGGGATCAGATCAGAGGTTACAGCATCGCGCAAATCGTACAGTTGCTGGTGAAAGGATCTGAAGAGATATCTTCAGAATTCCACTCTGAACTGATCCCTGATCCATTGTGCTCTAGGTCTGAGAGTGCACTGTAACTGCCTTTGTGCAATGGATCTGGGATCAGATGACTAGAATTAAATAGTTTGAAATATGCCTGACAGAAATGTCAACTGATCAAGCAGCAAGCTTCAAGCAGCAAGCAACGCTTGACAGCTGGTCCCGGAGATGGTAGGATGAATTTAGAAAGGAATAATTATGGACAATGAAATAAATGACAGATCAGTTAACCCGCTAATCAGAATAGCTAACGCCCTGGAGGAGATCCTTCGGCTGGTGAAGCAGGACCAAGAGAAGATGGAGAAAATACGTGAAGAGAATTAAACACAACGACTTGACACACTATTTCCTGCGGCCGCACGAAGAGCTGCCGCAAGCGTACCTGGCCAGCTGTGAGAAGTTTTTCAGGGCCCTCGGTAAAAAAAGAAATAAGTTTCAAGCTTCAAGCAGCAATGCAACAAGACACAATTTATTTACAGAGATTGAAGCAGCAAGCCGCAAGCGACAAGCTGCAAGCGGCAAGCCTCAAGCCGCCTTAAAGAAGACATAATTAAAAAGTAGTATGAAATTAGAAAGATTATAATGTTAGTAAAAGAAGCAATTAAAATTACAGGGTCCATGACCCGTACGTCTAAAATGCCGGGCTTATCTTATAGCCTCCCTGCATGGGCCTGTAAGACTGGCGCGAAGCTGCGCAAGGTCCCGGGCACGCCATGCTTCGGATGCTATGCACTCAAAGGAAATTATATAAGATATCCAGCAATTAAAAAAGCTCAATACTACCGCCTGGACTCCCTGGACCATGATTCATGGACCACGGCCATGGTAGCACAAATTAAAAGACAGAAATGGTTTAGATGGCATGACGCCGGTGACCTCCAGTCTGTCGAGCACTTACGCAAAATTTTTGAAGTCTGTAGATTGACGCCAGGCACCCGTCACTGGTTGCCAACACAAGAGCGTCAATACCTATTGGCTGTAGCTCCTAGTGAAGTTCCGGACAATCTTGTCATAAGGTTGTCCGGTTCGAAGATCGACGGACCGCAGCCCAGCTGTTGGCCTAACACGTCGACAGTCGTAACGAAGGAGGCCACGTGTCCGGCCCCAGCTCAGGGCGGCAAGTGTCGCCAGTGTAGAGCCTGCTGGACAAAGTCAGTTAAAAATGTAAGTTACGGCAAACACTAATGGAATTTAAACACCCAAACTATTATAAAAAACTAAGAGCAGCGAACAGGGTCCGGATAGCCCCCAAGCTTGTCCCTAAGAGCGCTTTTGAAATAACAAGCAACAAGCCACAAGCTAAACCAGAACCTAGTTCAGGTTCTGAAATCTCAAGCAGCAAGCATCAAGCGTCAAGCAGCAAGCATCAAGCTTAGGCCTCAAGCCACAAGCCACAAGCTCATCGATCCTTGATCCAGGGACCAAGAAGTATTGAACAAGTTTCGAGGACCTCGGACCAAGGGCCTCGGCTAAGATAAATGTATTCTTCGGATGTGTCTTATGGAATGCAATTTGGTGTGGGGAAAATCGAACTTTATTTCCTTTTGTAACTTTTAATTCTACTGTGAAAAAGTGACCAGAATTATTATACCCCAATAGATCAGGAGTCCCGAGAGAGCTAAGGTTTTCAATCCTAATCCATGAAATATCTTTAGAAACTTTACGAAGTTTTTTATATAATTTTGCCTCTGGACCCATGTCTTTATCGAGGTTACAACCTCGTTCATTAGTAATCTTTTTTTAACTTATCTGGAAGAATTATTGGAGATGGTTTAGTAGTTTTTAAAACTAATCTATGCGCAGTATGGCCTGTGAAGCCAACAATGGGAGCTTGGTTCTCATGCACTTCCATTCTTCTAATGTCATATAATGTGCCATTGACTTCAGCAAAGATAACAGCATTCTTGATGGCATCAGAACCTTCAGTGAAGGAAGAAAGAAACTGTTGCATGTCTTGTACTCTCATTAGAATGGTTGTCTACTCTTAGTTAAATCTTGAATTTGTTTTGCCAGCTTCTTATTATCTTCTTCAACCTCTGTCAATCTTGTTTGAAGTTTTCCATTATATCTTTGATGATTGTCATTTATATCTTGAGCGCCTCCTAAGGTGCCTTCCAACTCATTGACCTTAGCTTGTAAAGATAAATTAGTTTTCCCTAACTCCACCATCTTAGTAGATAACTCTTCTATAATTTTTTTGTTACCATCCAACTGATTCTTATCTCTTATCCATTGAGATTCTTTCATTTTCCATTCCCAAATGTCCTTTTTATGCTGTTCAAGTAATGATGTTAAATCTTCTGTCATTTTCTTATAATATGTTTTCTTAATGCTCTAATTAATTCTTCTATCTTATCAATAATAGATATTAAAGATGGATCCGTAATGTGCCGATGCTCAGACTTCAAGTCCTCATACTCTTTTAAAGGAATAGTAACAGTTCTACGAGAACTAACTTCATCTTCATAAGTAGCTTGCTCAGCTCTTTCTCCATTTTGTAGATCATCTTTCATATTGACTTTATAGGATAGTTACCTTAAATTGTCAAATATGAATTTTTTAGTATGGCACTTAATAGCTATTACATCTGTAATGGGGTGCAGCCTTATCATAGGCTATAGTATAGGAAGAAAACATGGGAGTTCCAAAAAGATTAACTGAGATGCAAAAAAGATTCGCCGAATTTGTAGTATTCGGTGGACCTGATGGACCAGTCTCACAGGGAGAGGCAGCTAAACTAGCTGGCTATTCTGAGAAGAGAGCAAGACAAGAAGGATCAGAACTAATGAACCCAAGACTGTCTCCGTTGGTTGCAACCTATGTAGGTAAGCTAAAAGAAGAGAGATTAAGAAAGTTTGAAGTGACCTATGAAGGACACGTAGCAGAACTAGCTAGATTGAGAGAAGCCGCTTTAAAGAAAGGAAGTTTTTCCAGCGCTGTAAATGCTGAAGCCAATAGAGGAAAAGCAGCGGGATTATATATAGACCGAAAAATAATAAAAACAGGTAAGCTAGAGGATATGACAGAAGAACAACTAGAAGCAAAAATGAAACAAATTTTAGACGACTACGCACCTCTTTTAAATGCAAAGACTGTTGAGGCTGAATCAATTGAAGCACCTACAGTTTATGAATCTTCTTCACAACCGACATCGGAATCATCGTCCGATCCCCAAAAGTAAGAGTACCATCATCATCCTTGTCATAAGAAGCAAATAATTTAATTGCATATCTATCTCTATTAAACAACCAACCTTCATTCACAGGAAAGCTTAATTTCATTTTATTAAACTCTCTATCGTCAGCCCAGCCCGAATCGCTCAAGATATCGATCCACTCCACCCGGACTTTAGGATAAGGTAATTCGGGAGTTGAATGAGTCACGATTTGTTTTCTTCTTTTCCTAGGCATATAAGAGTTGTACCAGATAAATCACTTATTGTTAAGCAGCCTTACGCGCGCGCGGAGGCACTCCTACTATGGACATTATATAATGTCCAGTTTGAGAAAAAATGTCCACTAAAATGTCCACTAAAATTGATTAAAAGCATTGGTATTGTTATCTTTTTTTCTTTCTGGACATAAAGACACTTTTTTTTCATGTTTTTTTTCATCAACACTGAATTATCTGTAGAAACTCTTATAGAAAATGTCCAGTCTAATTTGTGCCATAATATTGCCTCAAAGTTGCCATCTTTTCTTTAGCTTCCGCAACATTACTTAATAATTTGTCAATCTCGCCAGTAACATCTATATGCTGCACCATCACCGAATTGGGATTGGTCATCAACATATCTATTTTTAGTAATGCATCTTCCATATGAGACTGGTACTTTAGCATTAAAGCTTTATATATCTGCTCTCTCATTTATCCTCCTTCCATTTTTTGTATCCCTTGAGCCATTCTCTTTGTTTTCGTTCCTCAGTTTGTCGTTTGGATTCTTGGTAAGATTCTTCTAATTCTTTATTTGTCTTTTGTGCTTCTTCCAGGAAATCTTTAGTATTTATTTTCTTCATTTCCCATTTAGTAATAATATCGCTGATTCGTTGGAAGGGATAATTCCGGGCCACCATATCATTACGATAAGCTTTTAGTTCTTCTAATAAGTTTTCTATATCACTCATTTTTTGTCCTTTTTTGCAAGTTCTCTTCCCTTTAATCTATCTAGAGTGGACCCAAATTTGCCAGTGAATCCATAAGATCCGTGGTGCGTGGTCCTTGAGTCAAGATTCGCGTATATTTTTATTCCAGCGTCTCTCACC